AAATTGAGTAGACATAGCCCCTGCATTCCATTCGTTATTATTCTTATTAGAACGAACTGATAAATCACAAGGTATAGAGCCGATAGAATCCCAGAAGAAGCACATATCATAAGGTAGGTTACCTTTCGCTTGTTCGTCCATTAGGTCAGCCATATAAACTGCTACTTCTTCAATAGTATTTAATGAACCTCTGTCAGCATATAAAAAGTGACCTTCATAATCTACTACTGTACCATTAGCGTCTTTGATTTCTTCAATCTGTAATCCCATCTCTTTAGCGTGATCCCATGACCATTTCATCTCTGATATAATAAACACAGGCAGTATGCCCTTTTTCTGGGCATTAACTGCAGCTTCTAATAGGGCAGTTGTTTTGCCCGTATCACTGTGTCCTCTTAGTAGAGTTATATGTCCGGTTGGAATACCGGGTAGAGATGTTATGTCTTGGAACGCTTTCGACAGTGGAATCCATCCCTGTTCCTTGAATTTAACAGAAGCATTTGAGAATCCTTTCTTTTTCTTAAAGTTTCCTAAGTTAAACCCTTTCTTGACTGCCGCAGATGCGGCTTCTTGTACTGCTTTTTTCTTTGCCATAAATATTACTCGTTAAATAGGTCGTCAAATTTACTAACTGTATCTTTATTGCCAGCAGTAGCTGTTTCTAAAGTAAAGTCAGTCTTTTGAGGACTAGAGCTTTCTGGCGGTGTTTCAGATCCTGCAGCTGGAGCGTTCTCCTCTACTGAACCTGGGTTTAAGTAGTTTTGTAGTTGTTTCTTAATAAAATCGTAATCATACTGAGTATGTACTTCGACTGGATTAGGTTGTTCTTTCAACCACGTATCTACTTGTACATTATCATTAGATAACGGTGTTTGTTTAGGTTTAATTCTTACTGAAGTAGTAGGGTAAGGATTTCCAGGTTGTTGTTCAACTACCATATCCCATCCGTTAATAACGTCTGTAAAATCTCCTACGTCTTCATCTTCGGCTAAAGCAAGTAACGCTTTATAGATAGTAACTCCGAAGCCCCATAGTCTAACTCCTTTGTCTTCTTCTCCTCTTACAATTACAGGAGCGAATACTCTAGTCTTAGGGTTAATTTTACCAGATAATGACCAATTGTCTTTATCATTTGTTTTTCTAAGTTCTTTTACGAACTCTTCAATTGGATCTTGTTTACCGAAGTTAGATAAAGCTACCATAGGATACTTACCAATACCATAGTGGAATTTTAATTCCTTAAATGGAAAAGTAGGATCGAAATGAGACGGTACAATACGTACAGTCTGTTTACCTTGTTCAGGTTTCCAAAAGATTTTTGAATAGTCAGTTTTTTCTCTTTCCTGACCGTTGTTGTTTAAGGCAGATAGTTTAGCCTTGATTGCATTGATGTCCATATAACTAATTTATTAAATTTATAACTCTATATATACCAATATAAGAACTTATTTTTAGTTCTCCAACTCTATTATACGAAAAAGTTTGGTATTTACTCTTTTTAATTCTGGACCTTTGGTTAACAGTATGCAATTTCTGTAATCCGTCCAGTTAACTCTAAAACTTTTATCTAATACTCCGTCATTTAACTCCTTAACTAGAGTATTCAGTGCATTGATTGTGTAAAGTGTGTTTGATTCTTTCTTTCTATGTACTAGTATTGTATTCTCTAGAAATGTAGACACATTGCCGTAGTCGACGTTATAGGTACATATGTACTCATCCTGGCTTTTTGAATATAGGACAAAGATCTTGTTATAGATGATTTTATACCTTTCCTGTATTTCTTTTAATGTGCTCTCTAATTCTCCTTCTGTAGAAAAAGTACAAAATAATTTGTTGCTCATATCTTCGTTTAAACTAATTTCGTCAATATCGTAGTCGAATTGACGCTCCTCTGTAACATTTGTCATTTTATATAAATATAAGTTAGTATCATAAAACCAGATTCTTTGAGAACTTGAATTTTACTGGGTATTTCCCGTTTTCAGATAGTATTTGTTCTAAGTCGTTTAATAGGTCCTTTCCGTCTTCCTTAGAAAAGTCGAAAAGAATTGAATCGTATGTATAAAGTACAGCTTTAGATTTTTTACCCTGTAGGTATTTAAAGACTGCTTTAAGTATATTAATATTTCTAGAAGTTTCTAATGATTGCATAACATAATTCATTAACTTCTGTGGGTTCATTCCCTTGAGCGAGCTTGTGAAAGGCTTTCCACTAATTGGTGCCAGGACTTCTCCGTCATCTTTGTATCGTTTCCATAACTCTTTGATATAATTATCAATTCTTGTAAAGATTTCAAGGAAAGCATACTTTTCTGGTATCTTTCCATAAATTGCGTGAAAGTTAATTTGTTTAGCTTGGTCATATTCTTCTTCTGTTATATGTTCTTTATTAAAGTATTGGGTAGCTAGTTGCTTATGAGCTGATGCTTCGGTAAGTTTATACCCAATTTGCTCACAAAGTAAGCGCAAATGATAACCGTCAAAATCAAACTCAACAAAGTAATCACCGGTCGGTCGAAAGGTCTTTCTATGCTCGGGAGTCTTAGGTATAGCAGCAAAATTAACAGAATTAAAAGCATTAGTAGGTCTAGAAGTAGCATTGTATAAATTGTATGAAGTTAGTACTGTGTTATTATCTGTGTTGTATAGTGGGTTTCTAGGGGTAAATATTTTATTAAACTCATCATAATATACTCCTAAACCTCCGTGCTCTAGTAAATAGAAAACATTAGTAGCAGTTTTATTATAAAAATCAAAGCCATTAGGTATTGCAATATTCAATACTGGTTTAATTTGCTTATATATATTTTCATTAGCTTCGTAAAGCTTAGAAATAGGAATTAACTTATTTACCTCTTTATGTTTCTGAAATTTATTATAAAAGTAGTTTAGTGAGCTATTCTCTTTAGTGTACTCTAACTTATCGTATTTAGTCATAGCATAAAGCAATGAAATATCTATAGCTTCCTGTAGATTAAAGTGATAGAGCAACTCTTTCTTATTTAATGTATACAGTGTGTTTGCTTTCAGAAGAAGTTGGTAGACCCGTTCTTTATCTACGTTTAATCCTTCTGGGTGATCTATAGGAATGATGTATCCGTAATCGGATTTCAGTAATCTTATGTAGACTGCTATTGATGAAGTAAGCTTTGGATGGTATAAGTCATTAGTTGATACTACATTTACGTAGCAACCTAATCTAACTAGATTCTCTATTGACTGTAATTTACTCTCTTCTTCTACTATATAAAACACTTGTGTATAACCTTTAATTATACTTAAATATAAGCATTTAAAAGGTAAGAGACAACTTTTACTTAACGAATTTGCCTAAATCTTTGATATACTTATCTAAACCTTTAATAGTATTGGTAGCTGCTGCTACTGATTTAGCATTTCTATGTTTAGCACCAAGGTACATATACCCTCTATATTCTGTATTTTCTGAGGGACCTTCTAAGTACCATTCTAAAGATACTGTAATACTTCCTGGTATTTTTTTAAGTCTGTTAACTTCTTCTGAAGTGATTTCCATAATCCTTTCAGACCTTAAATCTTTAGCAAAATGTCGAGTAAAAAATTTATTCTTATAATCTGCTTCTTTAGGTTCAATAAATGCTTGTAACGGTCCTATATGTTTATTTTTATTCTCTTCTTTTTCTAAATGAACTTTTTTAAGAATTAACTCATACTTAGCCTCTTGAGGTGTTGCACCGTTGAAGTATTGATTCTTGTACGTAATTATATATTCCCCTCTATACGGCTTTAGAGTAGACTTGACCAAAAGTTCTTCATCTCCTCCTGTTGCTGTAAATGGTCCTTTATATTTTGATTTTGGTAAAAACATTATATTATCTGTACTTGTGCTTCTAAGCTAGTTATCCATGATCCTCCGTCTATAGAGTGGCTTATATTTGTTACCATAAAAACTACTTCTGCGTCTTTATATGAATCAGGTAAATTATCATATGGTAATTTAAAAAATTGAAGCATTTTTACTCCTCCAATTCCTTTCATTACTAAACTGATATTACCGGGTATTGCGAAGCCGGTGTGTTTCTCTTCGCTATGTAGTTTCTCTGATATTTTAATCTGTTGGTCATCAGAGGCTGCGTATTTTATTTTTTCAACCGTATCCCTTATATAGGATTTTTTGCTGAATAATTGATCATACTGTTCTTCAACAGATTTCTTTTGTGCTGGTGCATCTGAAGTTTGTCCACTTATTGTTTCTAGCGGTTTATCTTCTCCGAATCTATCTGTTATACCTTTATTGTACGCTGAGACTCCTCTATGTAAGCTTTCAGCAGCATCTGTTCCGGAAAGAACAGCTTGAGTAGTCATTGCGTTTAAAGTAGCTTGATCGATACTTGTGTTAAAACTAAATGACTGAACATAAGACTTTTTTCCTAAAGCTTGTAATATTGTTTCTTGATCTTTTATAGAAGAATCTATTGGTAATTGTCTGTCTCTTACTGACGTAGGTCCTAATTCTTTATCTAAATAAAAATCGTTATATAGAGTAAAATCATTTACACCTCCCATTGCAGTTCGAAGACCAAGTAATAATACATCTAAAAAAGTAGCGATTGTGGGTTTAGCATCAGGATCTTTTTGGATATCTTTTGCTACGTTGTATACGTATTCTGTATTAATCCATACATCTAGTAAGTCCCCTTTAAAAGCTGATGTATCTCTAAATCCACTCAGTGCAGCAGTTTCTATAGGAGTAGAAGCGCTCTGTCCTGGTAGTAAACATACATGAGGATCTACGCTGTAGTGATCATCATATGTTACGTATAGGTTTCTTTCGCTTTTTACACAAAACTTTCCTTCTGGATCTTTCTCTCCTTCGTACTTTGGTAAGAAAAAATAATTCATACATCCAAAAATAAATCTAAAAGGAATATAAGTAAATTTTAAATTTTCAGATTGCTTGAAATCTAATTTATATACTTCTAATTTAAATCCATCTCCAATCTGTGAGCATATATCATCAACAAATTTTTTGACTTTTCTTTTCTTTAAACCTTTATCTATTCTTTCTTGGTCTGCTTTTATAGGGATTAGTTTGTCTTCTGACTGTCTTCCTCTACCAGCTGTTTCTGTAATAGTTTTTAATATGGTAGTAAAAGAACCTTCTAATTTATCTGCATTATCAAATTCTAGTCCTTTATCTGCTTCGCCGTCAGGATTTGTATCTTTATCTGTACCTACTTTAAACATACGAGCTTGGGTTTCTGATAATCCTCCCATTCCCAATGCTTGAACAGTTATATTGTACTCTCCATTGTCATACCCCCATTCATAGTTCATTATAGTCCCAATCATATAATCGTAGTTATGTTGAGAGTCATATATTAACTGTCCTCCTGCTTCTTTTATTTT